AATCTACTTCCACATCATAACCATCATTCAAAAGTTTTTCTATTTCAGAAATATTTACAGATTTTTCTTCAAAACTACTCATTCTAAACTCCAAAAAATACTAAATATAGTTATACCAGGGACAGGAGAATATGTCATACTACAAACAAGTCTATTATACACTATGTGAATCAGGAAAGCAATATAAAGAATCATATTTGCCGTATTCTGGATTGCATAAACATCATATTATACCAAAACATTCGGGTGGAACAGAGGAACAATTCAATTTTACATATCTGAATGTTAGACAGCATATTATAGCTCACTTTTTATTGTGGAAAATACATGGAAATGTAAATGATTTAAGATCAATGAAAATGTTGGGTGCGCAATTGTCTACTGAGTATAGAAGAAAAATAGGATCATATTGTTTCGAAAATAAAATAGGCATACATGGTTATACCACAGAACAAAGAGTGATCAATCAAAATAAAGGATGGGAGTCACAAAAGAAAAGTGGTAACAAAAACACATTTTACTATTGGACCACTTCAGAAGGTAGAAAGGAAAGAGCCTCACTTGGTGGCAAAAAATCAATAGCTTCTTTGAATAATCCTTGGTCATATTGGTCTAGCATAGAAGGGCGAAAAAAACGATGTAGTATGGGAGGCAAATCACATATTGGTAAAAAATCTATGTATAAACCAGGTGATGAAACTTTCATTAGAGTACCTCCTGAAAAAATTCAAAGTTATTTGGACCAAGGATACACCTATGGTTCACCTATTACATCCAAAACAAAAGGTATAAAAACAAACACACCCTCTGTTCGCAGAAAAAAAGTTACAGACGGAATTAAAATATACGATTCTGTAGAAATCGCCGCTAAAGAAAATGGTATTACTTCTGGCGCTGTGGTTTATAGATGCAAATCTAAAAAAAATCTCAACTGGATATACGTTTACGAAAACGAATTTTCACTTTAGTGTCCGGATGAACACAACCTGCAAGTGCAATGTTTAGTGTTTTGATTGGCAGACCACCTTTTGTAATTTTATTAAAAAGGTCAAGGTCAAATCTAATTCTTGATTCTACTCTGTGATATGCTTCATATCGAGCATCAGAATCATTGATGTAATCGTGGCCAACAGTATTGTCGAATGAAACACCAAGTGCATCACTCAATAACTGTGGGATTTCACCCTTAGATTTGTTGTGGGATTTGTTGTCAAGAATACCAACAGACTCCATGATTGCATTATAAATTGCCCGATCTTGACAAAACTTCTCAGTCTGATCAATCAACCACGAAGTCTCAGTTGGTTCTTCTTTTGCTTGATTTAATTCATTAAGTAGTTCAATTGCACCTTTCACCACATCTTCTGATACATCTTTCTTCTCGGTAAAATTAATTACAAGGGCTTCATGTGTTGGAGGATTCTTGTAGTGATTAGTGAAATCAAATACTTCTTTGAACACTGTCTTCTCTATGTTATCAGAGAAATAATCTGAACGAATAAATGGCAATACTTTTCTTGAGTATTCCTCGTTATAAATTAAATTCTTCAGAATTGTCTGTTCCAACCTGTTCATTTTTTTGCGCCGTTAATATTGAAGTGAGTACATCACCCATGATTGTATGCAAGTTTTCATCTTTTGTCAACACATCTATGTCGTGTTCACCAGGATTAATAATTGTATACCCAAATTGTAGTCTTGCAAATTCGCCTTCTTCAACAACTTTTGCCTTGTGATAATGGTAAAGGACATTCTCATATCCTTTTACCATCAAAGCAATACCTGTTAATTTGGCATCGTCAAGATCCAAATCCACATAATGAAAATCAATCCCCTCTTCAAGCATCTTTGGAGACTTCTTCTTCCAAAACAGGAGCTTCTCCCATAATGTTTCCATATGCAATCCCATATTTTTGATTTACAAATTCCTTGAATTTCACATTATTTAATAATGGTAACATAAATTCATCTGTTTGTGTGGCAACAAAACGAACTTTTTCACCAATTTCACCTGTGTCTTGGTCTACTTTAGCATACCAACCGTTGGAAGGTTTACTTACAAAATTGCCCTCAAGAGCTATTTCGACTATTCCAGAATATTTTTGAATACCACCTTCAAAAGTAATTAGAAAAGGAAATTTAGATTTTTCACGAACAAATCTTGATTTTTCAATATTGATTGTAAAATTGTATCCAACTAAATCTGTTCCATCTTTCTCTTGAGCTTTGCCAATAATAAAAACTTGGTTAGCGGAATACATCCCGCCTGTACCCCCAGACATAACCGCTTTGGAATAAATTTCCATAGTTTGATATGTATGATTTACAGCAATACAAGGAATATCTTTTGTTGTTAGATGTGGCGTAACAATTCTCCAAAGAGATTTCAACACACGAGCTCTTGTCATATCTGCAACTGACTTACCGTCAAGCGCATCTTCAACTTCTTTCTTTGATGCTAGATTACCAACAGAATCAATAAAAATTATAACTTTATCGCCACGCTCAATACTCTCAAGCCTTTTGGAGATATCAAACTTTAATTGTTCCAAATGTTCAATTGGAATGTGTATCACACGTTCAGTATCAATACCATTTGTTCTAATGTAATCAGGTGTAATACCAAATTCAGAATCATAAAACAAACAAACAGCATCTTTATATTTGTTCATATAAGCTTTGATCATAATTAAGCCAAGTAACGACTTAAAATGGCGAGAAGGTCCAGCTAAAAAAGTTAAACCTGAAACTAAACCACCATCTACTGTTCCAGATAAAGCCATATTAATAATAGGAACTTCTGTGGGTACAGATTCTTTTTTATTAAAGAAAGTAGAATCACTCAATAATTCTACTTTGATTGATCCAGATTTCATCATTTTGTCAAGCAAACTCATATTTTATCCTCTCATGTTAAATAATATCATTTTTCATTTTTACTGTTAACTCTATATGTTATTGTCGCAGGAACAACAGTAAAATATCTTCACTAGAAGGATCCTCCATCCATTTTGGTAATCTTGTCTTTGGGAATAATCTCATTGTCCATAAAGGATTCTACACTAATAATAGGGTTGCTGTCAAGCACTTTCTTTTTCTTTACCTTTGCAGAAGTAATTTCAGGCAAGGCCTCTTCCTGTTTTAGTTTTTTATATGTTTGATTTGCCGCAATCAATAGTAAAACGGCAAGTGGATCAAATACAATAATGATAGTGAATATTACTAAGCGAACAGCTTTATCTATGAAGCCTGGATCATCTTTTGTATAGAAAATCTCGGCAATGTATTTGATTGGACCCACTTCTGCCAATAACTGATTTTCTTCTTTCAGTAATGGCAACTTCTCAGTGGATAGTCTCTTCAACTCTACCTGTGTTTCTTGTATTTGTTTATCCAGTTTTCTGCTTGCGGTAGATGGATCTTTTGCTCTTGCAAGTAAATAATCCAATCGATCTTTAGCAATTTTCTCTTGTGTCTCAATTGTTTTTAATTCGGTTGAGTTTGCACCAACTACAATGTTCGATTCAATATGCGCTCTGGAAAGATAACCAAAAATACCCATACTTGTAATTGCCATCAGTAAAATGATAGCAATTAAAAAATAGTATTTCATCATCCGTGCAGTTTCTTTCCAATTATTATACAACCATGATACTGTCACCAACTTAGACAATTCAAGTATCGATCCCATAATAATAATAGGCCAGAATGAACCTGGAAATATCTGTGCAAGACCTATTACTGAATAATAGGCTGCAACTGCTGAAAGACCAATCGCTGTAATGAACGGAAGAAAGACTTGTATCATGGATTCTTTTTATTGTGAGGTACATCAAAAACAAATGTTATTCGCATTTCATCGCCAATATTTTCTGTACCATGTGGTTTTTTATTATCAAACCATAATAGAGTTCCTGGTTCAACAATTACTTCATCATCACCACAATGATACTTATAACGACCCTGTATCGATAAATGATATCGATCTTTAGTTTGGTAATAAGTTCCTTGATCTATATGAGTGCCAACAATTTCACCAACTGGTAGAGATAAGAAACCACACCGAGAATGAGCATGAAAATGCCTCTTCATAAACTTAACTATCTCGGTGTGTCTATCATATGCAGGAGTCTTCAAACAGATTTCTGTATTATAAACCATTTCATCTGGCTTTGAAATTGCACCCATCACTAATTGTAATACACCAGCGTAAATCTTATGAAACTCTGGATCAATTTGCTGAGCACCATTCATCTGCTTTTGATTACCCCAATCTTCTTTATACTTTTCTAATTGAGATTTAATCTTAGTAACATTAAGACCTGTTCTAATGATGCGAATATCAGCCAAAGAAGCTCTCCAGACTATTTTGTTTTTCAGTGGTCCAACCCATACAATCTAGTACAACTTTAATTGGTTCGATAAATGCTTTTTCAAACTGTAAATCATAATCAATATATTGTTGTAGACCAAACTCAACAGGCAATCTGCCAGGATAACTAATGACCATATCCTTAAAAGGATTTGGTTGTTTGATATAAGTAAATTTAACTTTCTCGCCTTCTTGTATTTTTGGATACTTTTTATCAAGACCCATTTTTACAAGATAGTGATTGTACAGAATTGCACCCTTAACATGAATCGGTGTGCCTTTCTTATACATGATAACAGAATCAGCATAATCTTTTAGGCCATTCAATCCTCTTGGAAAAGAAATATCTTCAACAGGAAGCTTCTTAAAATTCACTTTGAAATCTGCAATGAATTCATGAATATCATTCTCGGTTCCTTGCATCATAATCTTAATAGACTTTTTCATCTTCTCACGAATAGCCGATGGAGTAGATGATTTTACCATTTCAAGACCCATGACCTTCATATACGGTTCGTTATAAGCAACACCTTCATTGTTATACACGTTTAGGATATATCTCTTCTTGGCAGTCCAGATGCCTTTATCTGCCAATGCTTCTCTCTTCATTTGCATTTTTTGGGCAAACGCATGAACATATTCAGCAAGATTCTTGTAACTCTCATCAATAGATGGTTGAATCTTATCTTCACAGACACGGTCCATGAAGGCGATAATTTTATTAGTGTCTGTCTTGTCTTTATGCACTTTATCAACAAGTGAACCAAGCTTAAGATAAATCGAATCTGTATCTGAGGCGATAACATAATCTTCTTCCGTTTTCAATAGATTATTCATATAAGAATTGAGATGTTTTTCAATCCAACGAATAGACAATTGACCCGCAAGTGTAACTGCAAGTGCCATTCTCAAATCATAAAAACGGAAATATTGTGAACCAAGGGCACCGTAAGCGGAGTTTAAAGAAACTTTCTTTGCAAGCTGTAGATTATCATATCTTGCAATTCGATTATTAATCTCAGTTTTCTTCGACTCATCTTTTTCGTTTTCATACTCTTGTTTTGCTTTCAACATTAGTTTTTTGAATTTACTTCGGTCGATATACATTTCTTCTAACATCTTAGGCAAGAAACCTTGTTTGTCAGTACGAAAGAATTGACCATTCGGTGTGATTGTGACACCAGTTAGTTTTGATGTATCAACATTCTGGTCAATCATCTTATCAACAGAAACGCCTTTAGAAATAACATCTCGCATCTCTTTGGTATAATCATCGACTTCAATCAAAGTTTCTGGTGAAATGTTATATTGTGCCATCAAATGTGGATATAGGGATGTTAAGTCAAAACTAGCAACCCAATCGTGTTTACCAACTTGCACTTCTTTGACATATGCACCTTCAAACGCAGCTGATTTACTATTATGACTCTTTGGTGGAACAATGATATTTCTTTCAAACAAATAATTGTAAATTAGAGAATCCCACATTCTTGTTTGCGCAAAGATATCTTCATAGTTTGTTTTGGTATCATACGCAAGAGTAAGACCCAACTCAATCAGTTTTAATTTATGTTCAAGCTTAAGAACCAGATCCACATCTTTAATGTTATATTCAATAAATTTTTGATGATTCAATCGATACAACGCATGAAGATTATCAAACTCTTCATAGGATATTTTACTCTCACCGATTTCAACATTACAAATATTGTTCAGTGAATATGATTCTTGTGATTTACCACCTGGCGCATACCATCTGTATAACTCAATGTAATCTAATGTAGATACACCAACAAAATCATATGCAACCAATTCACGGTTGTTCATTACAGTTTTGCGGCTGTTGATGTAACCCCATGGTGATAGTTTCTTTGTTTCGTCTTCACCGAGAACTTTATTGAATCGATTTACAATATACGGAATATCAAAGAACTTAATGTTCCAGCCTGAAATTGCATCAGGGCAATTCTCTTCCCAAAATCTTAGGAACTTCTTGCAAAGATTGTATTCATCATCACACTTGATATAGACTTCATCACCTTGTACTTTGTAATCCCCACAACCAAATACAGTCATTGCACCATTAATATACTTAATTGCAATCGCTGTGATTGGTTCATTTGCAAGGTATGGATCAGGAAAACCATTCTCGGAACCAACTTCAATATCAATTATTGCAACAGACAAGTCTTCCATCTTCCAATCAACCATGCCCTTTTGTTCATCTGCAATAAAGGCATATTGATAAGAAGAATTGCCAAAGATTTTGAAATTCTCAACACCCTCATAACGCTTAACGAAATCTCTTGCCTCACGAATAGATTCAAACTTCATCGACTCAAGAAAATCACCATTCAGTGTTTTGAAGGCAGTTTCTTTTTTACTTGGCAAAAACAAAGTCGGCGTGTAAGCTACTTTTAACTTTACACGCCGGCCTTCTTTAATACCACGATAGAGTATGTTGTTGCCAACAGAAGCAACATTTGTGTAGTATTTCATTTTTTATAAATAATTAAACCTTAGGAATCACACTTGCGATTTCGATGCCACTACCAAATACTTTACTATATTGATTTTCGAGGTCTGTATTTGGTGTAGTGATACACAAAACAGAATCCATTTCAATAGTAATACCTGTGGCAAACTCTTCTGCAAAATCCAAGAATGGGGCAAAAGCCATCATTGGACCATCTTTAGTTGATTGT